AAAATAGATTAGTGGCCTCACCTGCGGGATCGATGAGATATTGGTTCGTAGAACCTGCATACGGCATTCCGTCTGATCGTCTGATCGGACGTAGACCGTAGGGAGCTGCTGTAGTAGCCATGTCTCATACTCCTAAAAGTTTAAAATTACGACAAGCTACCCTTTCGAGTCACTTGCCAAACGAAGATCGTGTGCTTCGCTCTGGATTTAGAACGGGCATACGAGGGTCTGAGTTACGCAAGTAGCTATTATCCACAGCATCCATTTGGCCTTCGGCCTGTCTTTGCTGTGCATCACGTCTAGCTTGCACATTTTCGGCATCATTCTGACATAGCAGCAATCCACCGACCTCAATATTGTCTGTAAATCGAGAATCGATATCAGACACAACTTGAAGGTTTGGGTGATCATCTTTACGAACAGGTGTCCATCCCTCACGAAATCTAGAAGAAACATTCGTATTGTCACTATTCCCAAGTGTTGATGTGCGAACCCATCGGTATTCAATACCGTTTCTAGGTTCGGGGATTGGTAACGCCGAAGGTCTTTCCCATGTCACCTTACGTTTTGACTCGTCACGAGTCTCTGTGTTGCGTGAGTTTCGGTTCGTCATCTTTTCACTTCCTTCATTAATTGCGCCGCATATTGTTCATTTGTCAGACCAAGTCTCTTGGCGAGAGAAACCTGCGTTGAGGTCAGTTGCACTTTGCGTGGTTTTTTACCGCTTCTAGCGGCAGGGGCAACCACGTTGCCTGTCTGACGTTGAGGTGCTAATTCCTCAAAAGGCTCATCGTCAAACTCATCTGGGAAGACACGACGCATCGCATCATCAATTTCATTATAGTACTCTTCAGTGTCTGGCGCAATACCACTTTTTACAAGTTTTTCATGAACGCCAAATGCATACCCTGTCATTTCAGGATCGTAGTCTTTGCTCCACTCCCCAAACCAAGGGTTGTCTTCTGACCACTCCACACCCATTTGACTGGGTTTTCGAGGCTGCATATTCTGCTGTTGGTACTGTGGTTCTGGCGCAGGCTTAGGCGCAGGTCTAGGCTTGTATGAATCATACTTATCCTTTTCTACACTAAGCTTTGCTATTGCTTCTTGAGCTTCGATAAGAGCATCAGAGTCACCAGTTTCATACGCTGACTTGTAAGCAGTCCTAGCCTTCTCTAGCTGTGCGTCTACCCGACCTTTGGCTTGATTGACTAGAACTACCTCACCATCATTGATGGTTCTCTTGAGCTTATCGTTCTCCTGTTTGATTTGCTCTGCATAACGCAAAGCCTCATCCTGAAGACGACCTGCTTCTTCTTTTGCTCTTCGTTCCTCATGATACTCAAACTTTAATTGTTTAATGCGTTTTTGAACATTCTCATTATAGTTTTCTATTTCATCATCATCAGGAATCTGTGGCTCACTACCATCAGATCTTCTGGGTTTTCCTCTGTCTTGCTCTGGAGTATCGTCAACAACTTCTATTTCAAAGCCATCATCCTCCTGATCAACTTGATCTTCCTGAACATTTTGATCTTCAGTAAAATCATCTTCATATTCTTCTTGTTGCGCTCGATTATTCATGCTCTTGAATACCCCCTTGGATCTTCCACAACTGCTTCCACAGTGTCATCGTTAATAAGACGAAACTCTTTCCCATGTACTTTAAATCGAGTGCCTGAGTAAGATCGAAAGATTACGAAGTCTCCCTTCTTGCAGTACGATCCATGTGGAAATTTTTCTTTATCAGCGTAGGCATCTGCGCCTAGCTCCATAACAAAACCAATAATAGAAGCAGTCTCTTCTGATGCTTTAAGGCCATCAGGCATAAACACCCCACCGTCTGTCTTGTCGCTGATTTCTGGTACGCCAATAAGAATCTTGTATCCTTTTGGCTGTGGCAGTTTAGTAGCTACCTTTTCTTCTGTAGTCGTATTTCCTGTATACATTTCAATACCTTGCAGTGATTTAAAGGTTCACAGTCACCTTGCGTGGACATCCACGAATACTCCCTGATTTGGACAATAGTAAAAAAATTTTTAACTTTCAATATATCTTTTTTCTATATCCTCTAAATCTTGTCGTATAATTTTTACTAGATCACATCTACCGACCAAACGATTATACGAACCAAGATCTTCTGCCTGACCAGATGCAAGATATGTCTTAATATCTTCTTCATACTCGTCAAGCTTTCGCCCTAACAGCGAAAACACACTATCACTCATCTCCCTTTACAAGCTCCTTAGCTATTTCAATACCTAGTTTTGCGCCCTCTTTCTGGTCTTCACGTTGTGATTTATCCAGATCGGTGGCTAGTTTTACGCCAAGACGTGCACCCTCACGTTGGTTCTCAGCGGAAATACGTTCTTGTTGAATTTGTGCATTTGAACTTTTTGCCATCGCATCAAGCTGCAACTTCTGCGTATCCATTTGGATCTTGTGCTCTAGTTCTTTTTGCTTAATTTGAAGTTCTGCTTGTTGCATTTGTACAACAGGATCTTGTTGTTGTTGTTGCATTTGCTGTTGTTGAGCTTCTGCTTGACCTTTTTGCAACAGTTTCTCTGCTGCTTCTTTTGCAAGCCTTGAGATCTCCACCTCTACATCTTCTGGTAGTGGCTGATCTTCGTTTGGCAACTCAACACCAAGCATCTTTTCCATCTCACGTCTATACTGGAACGCAACATGTTCTGTAACATGCGCTGCCATAGCCGCACCAATAGCTTGTGCAAACGGTGACTGCCCTACAAGCTCTCGCATCTTAGGATCTTCTATAGCGCCCATGTGAACTGCTATGTGTGCTTCATGATCTTGATACTTGAATGCCTTAGTTGGCTCTTGCTTGAGCATCATCATGTTTTCTGTAACAGGATCAGCAGGTTTAATATCATCAGGTAGTTTAACAATATCGCTTGCATCCTGTATCCCCAACACTTCTAGCATCTGACGGTGCAACTTGCCCATGTCGTATAGCTGAGGCGCTTGTTGAGATAGCTGCAAAGCTGCCTGATACTGCATGATTCTTTGAGCCATTGTTGCAGCGTTAGGATCTGAAACAGGTATAACATCTACTCGTGCATCAAAGTCTTTTTGTCTGTCAAAGTCACCATCCATTTCATAAGCATATTCTGATGGCATGTAATCGCGTATGATCTTTGACAGCAGGCGTAGTTCGTTCTTCATGGCTGCATGCATACGAGCTTGCACACCAGACATAACTTTCATGCTGCGTTCCATTAGAGCGAGCGTTGTGCCTACAGGTGCTTGAGCATTTGTGTCTCCAACCTGTATATCAGCAACTGAACCTATCCTACGTCCTTCTTCGACAATGTTGCCAAGTAACGAGTATAGAACGCCTGATGGCTCTTTGTAAGGGATGAACGTAATTGAATCCCGTATCGCACCACCTGGAACATCCACGTCCCTGAACTCACCTGGCATAAGCGGAGTGTCATCACCTTTAATGCGGAGACCGCGAGCTTTAAGACCCGCAGGCAAATTAGATAATGTACCCGCATCAATAAGTTGGCGAAGGATCGAAGTCGCTGACTTAGCCAATCCACCAATGAGATGGATAAGACCTGTGCCGTAGAAACCCAATCCAGGTAGGTATTTGTAATGTACGAAATGTAATCTTTTCTTTTTCTTTTCATCTTCCTGATACCAGTTTTTTCTTATCGCCAATACTTCTTTTGAAGACTTATCAATCGTTACAACGTAAGGTCTGGCTATTCCATCTGGATCATCGAACTCATCTGGCATGTTCATGGTAACATGCATCTCTAGAATTGTATGACGATCATCATCTTCTATTACTGCGCTCTCACCATCAAGCTCATCATATTTTTCCTGTATGTCTGAAAAGTCTGGCTCTGGATCAGGAATGTCTACTTTCTTGTAAAACCCTGCAACCTGTAACTCTAGGATTTCGTTAGCCGTCTTCTTCATGATGTGTGTATATCTAGGACAAGAAGCCAGATCTGATGCACCATAGGAAGCAACAAAGTCTTCTGCGGGAACAAACATAGCTACAGGTCTATCTTCTAACGGATCATAGTAAACCTTTTTGAAAGCAGACCCTGCAAGCGGTAGCTTAAAGAGCATTTGCTCTGTCTCATCACGGTATTCCGTCATCTCTTCAGTCAGAAGATAGTTCATTTCTGTCTCTATTCTGTCTGCCTGATCTGTCTTTTCTGGGGTTAATTTACCCATAATCTTGGTTCTTACTGGCCCAGACGCAGGGAATAACTCACCCATTGCCTGTGCCTGAAACCTCACAACGGCCTCTGTAAGAACTGGATGGAACACACCAGATGCCCCTTGCCACGGTTGGCTACGTTCTTCTATCTTCATCCCAAGAAGATCTAATCCTTTAACGTAGGCTCTTGCCCAGTCTTTTCTAGACTCACGATCAGAATTAAATTCTCCTACAAGTTCAGATGCCAATGATTGTAATTCAGATTCATCGATAAACTCAGCTAGGTTTGCGTCATGATCTGGGCCTGTAATGCTTTCGCTTATGTCCCCTTCAAAGTCTATGATCACACCACCGTCACCAGTATCTATCGATACAGCATCAGGATTTATAATCTCTACTTCAATATTTTCAGCATCCGTTTCTTCGATTTCTAGATCCGAAGGTTCCATTTGCTTTTCAATAGCCATGACTATCTCCTAGTAATACTCGACTGGTCTTTGATATTTTGGCTCGTCATCCCAGTCATCCATTTCGGCTCTCACCCAACCGCCTTGCCTGAACCTTAGCAGAGCTTGTGTGGTGGAGTCCACTAAATCATCATGATCCCCAGAAGGAAATGATGCACACTCTTCAATCACTTCTTCCGACCATCTAGTAGGAAGATACCATATTGAGCCGCTTGCGAATAGGTCTGTTACTGCATTTACTCTAGCAATCTTATCTTGTCCACGCGAAGGTGTAAACTCTGTTACTGGAATACCCATAGCTCTAAGCTCAAATATCAGGGGTGCACCAGAGGCTTTCTTCTCCACAATCATCTGATCAGGTTCAAACTCTTGGTACTTATCGTATGCTGCGCGTTTCAATTCAGGGAACTCTAGCTTTTCTTTGTAGGCATCAAGCAAAATTACATTAGGCTGACCCTCAATGTAGAACACACCCCATGTTGTACAGGCACTGTAGTCTGATCTTTGGGTTTTAAGAAACGCTGTATCCCAAGATTGTATGATAGCCTCACACGGTGGCGGTCTATCGTTCTCCCATTCCTGCCACCACTCTCGTTTGATGAGAGCACCTTCCTCAGATGTGGGGTCTTGTTGATACTGGGCTGACCATTTCGATACAGGAAGTTCTGCTTTTAGTGCATCTAGTTCATCTTGAGACCAGAACTCAGGCCATAACGGCTTGCCTGATGGCATGATCGCAGGAAACTCTATCACTTCCCAGTCATCCATTCCCTGTCTGTCTGATGTTGATTGTAGAATCTGACCAGTGAGATCTTTCTTAGACCATCTGGTCATCACAACGATGATAGCTCCTCCTGGCTGTAGACGCTGCCGTGGGCCTGATGTGTACCATTCGTATACTCTGTCGTAGACATCAGCGTTAAACTGCCCTTGTTGCGCGTCCTGTTCGCTGTGAGGGTCATCTATGATCAAAAGATCTGCACCTTTACCTGTAACCGCACCGCCAACACCAATCGCAAAGTAATCACCGCGCTTGTTTGTGTTCCACCTGCCCGCAGCTTTGGAGTCTGATGACAGGGTAATGCCACTAAAAACTTTTTGGAAGTCTTCTGATTGTATCAGGTTTCTAACCTTACGACCAAATCCCACCGCAAGTTCTGCTGTGTGTGCCGTTTGAATAACTTTCTTTTCTGGATACTTTCCAAGAAACCATGCAGGCAAAAGATAAGAAGCAAACTCTGACTTGGTATGTCGGGGTGGCATGTTGATGATTAAACGCTTTAGTTCACCCTTGGCTACTCTCTCGAAAGCATCAGCCATCTTTTGATGGTGAGTGCCTGATATAAAACTAGGCCACATCATTCTTACGAAGCTGATGAAGTCATCTTTGGAAGCAGATTTGTTTTCTACTTCCTCTAGTTCTGCCAGAAGATCCAGTAGTTCTACCTGCTGCTCTACAGGTAACTGGGATATCTTATCTTTCATTGCAGCAAGTTTCTGCATCTTTTCTCCGTTTGTAAGGTAGGCAGGCTAAGGGTGGGGTTGCCCACCTACCAAGAGACAGATAAGGGAGAATTTCTATCTCAAAATATAGTATATACTAATATATATATTTTAAGTATATATATATATTAATATTATATATATATTATATTATATATATTATATATATTACAGGAGGCACAATGACAGAATCTAATAAAGCAGATGTTGTTAAGTTAAAACGCAACACGTTACTTGCAGAATCCGATTGGAAACAGGCAAACGATAGTTCATTAACAGATGCTGAAAAAAATGATTGGTCTGTTTACAGTGATGCTTTGCGTAACCTGATGGTACATGAGAACTGGCCTAATCTAAAAGATGCTGACTGGCCTGCGGAACCTAAGTCTACAGGTAAACCTAAACGAGCAAGAAATTCTAAAGGGCAACTTATCGGGGATAATCCTGACACGCCTGATATAAATGAAGCATGGGAAGGTGGGAAAGCACCATAATGGAACTTTCAATACCTATGATATGGAATATCATCGTTGCTTTAGTTGTAGTGCCTATGGGGTGGTGGATTAGTCAGATGAGTAGTGAGGTAAAAAGACTCAACATCTTGCTAAACATGACTCGTGAGAGCTATATTAAACGAGAAGATCATCAATCAGAACTGTCTAGGGTGGTAGACCATCTGGTTAGATTAGAAGGAAAGATAGATAAACTAGCAGAAAAGGTCTGAAGACGGGAGATATTCGGTTAGGGTGCAGGCATCGATCCGATTAGTTGTGTCGCAATGGCAACAGGTGCTTTTAAAGGTCTCAAAGCAGCCATTGGTGCGGGAAAAGATTTACAGGATATGACAGGACAGCTTGCTAATTGGGGCAAAGCTTTCTCTGACTTTACAAATATAGAAGAACGAGAGAAGAATCCTCCGTTCTGGAAGAAGACATTCAAAGGATCTGATGAAGAGACAGCCCTACAGATCTTTGCTCAAAAGAAAAAGATGGAGCAAATGAGGGCAGAGATAAAAGATCACATATCTTGGACATATGGCCCAAGTGCCTGGAAAGAAGTGCTGTCCATAGAGGCGAGAATGCGTAAACAACGCAAGGATGAGCTGTATCGCAAGCAAGAACAGGTAGATGCCATGATAAATTTCGCTATTGGTGCTACAATATTCCTAATAGGTGGGGGTATATTGTTTGTTTCCTTCTATCTTCTAGGCCAATGGCAAGGTAGGTGGTGATAATCATGCACAATAAGGATTGTTTATAGATGTGGGTACTATTATGGCTACAGTTAGTGAGTGGAACCTTTGATCATTACCATGTTGGTAGCTATTCTAACGAAGAATCCTGCAAAGAAGCTAAGGCAAAAGCAAAAGTTCTAGTCACCAACACCAGTTCTAAAGTCGTATGCATCAAAATTGAGAAGTGAAATTAGTTCAATTGAACAAATACAAGTGGGCGGCACTAGATGATGACGGCACTATCCTAATCATCAGCAGTAATTCCAATATAGTTAGAACCAATGCACCAATAATAAAAAAAGCTCGCTATAAAAAGAAATATAACAGGCGAGCAAAGTCTAAGTGATTAACATATTTCGTTTTTTGAATGTATATTATAGAGGGGGTGTAGGATTCCTAGGGGTTTGTAATCGTTTGTGTGGAACATCATGTATACGTACGAGCGTGGGCGTCACGCAGACAGGGGGGTCGGGGGTAGGTGGGGTAAGCTAACTCATTATAAATTTATACACGCACGGCTCGACCCAAAACACACACTAAAAAGTTCAATAGAACTATCCTAACAGCCTATTCAGTCTAGCTTCTAACTCAGCCTTAATCGTCTCAGGGTCTCGCTCTGTCTTATCTTCCGTTTCTACCTTGTCCGTAAATAGTGCAACTGATTTACCTAGAAGTTCTAATGCTCTTACTCTTGCACCATCTGAGTTATCCTGATTGGTTGCCTCATCTGTAAGCTGTTTCAAAACGAAATCACTTCGAGAGAGGCTCAACATGCGCTGCTGCTTAACCCTATCAGCATTTAAGACCTCTAACCTTTCGGAGACCTTTGGGTTCTGTACTAGTAGACAAGCCTCTGTATGAATACATGCTGCACTCATGTTTGAGGCATCGTATGCTATCCTGTATGCTTCACTAAAGTTATTACCCTCGAACACTGCTAAAGCAAATGCCTCTTGCTTATCTGTTAACCCTGTTCTCTTACTGGTGGCACTCTTCTTCCTAGTGCCATTATTCTTCTTATTACCCTGTACTACTCTTAACTTAGGTTTCTTATTACTCACTATGGCAATCCTTCTAACGCTGCGCTTGCTTACGGGATTTTGGGCAAAACAAATCACCCTGATATTTTCACTTAATCTGGGGCAAACGATACTCAGAAAAAGTGCAATAGAACTTTTTTTATCCTAACATCTAAATTTTTTTTTGTCACGATATCCCTTTATTTATTGGCTAATACTGATAATAAGAGAATAAAAGAGAATAAAAGGGAATATAAGGGTTTACATAGGTATCTAGATATGCGAGAAGAATGACAGACGCAGGGAAGCAACGAGGTTTTAACCCTCACAATCCCTCCGAACATAGGCTCACAAGCCCTGCCAATAGGCTCACCAAAGCACCTCGCCGCGAGGCACACGCCACCAGATATACTGGACGGTCTGTAAAAGAGAGATGCAAGTAGGACTGACCGACAATGCATGTGTAAATTTAGTGCATAAAAATTTCTGCTTAATGTAAACGCTGCGAGTGCCGCCACTGAGAATAGGGTCAGTGAGGTGGTTGAATGTAGAGAATAACAGCTTTCAGTAGTAGTGACGCAGAGATAGCACAGAGTGAAACAATAGAGAGCGGCAGCAATCAGTTGCCGTTGTCATGGTTTCATTTAACGGAGGTAAACCACAATGGCATCAATCAATACTGAAATTACTTCATTCTCAGCTTATGGAACTGAGACAACGACTACAATAGTTGCCGATACTGGAAGAACAGCATGGCTAAAAATTAGATCAGGCGGTGTTAGATGTGCATTTAAATACAGCTACACTGACTTCGATGGTGATCGTTATGTAGTACGCACCAATAGTTGGCTGCATGAGACAGAGGGTCACGAGTACTCTCATGAGGAATTTGATCCTGATAACCTTTATCACCTTGCTTTTCTTACCGCTAAGGTAAAGCAGATAGGCAAGCGTTTCCCTGCACCAATCGCAGCGTAAGATTAACAGTGCAGCCTACGGGCTGCATCATTAATTTTATGAAGGAGCAAACAATGGTTAAAATTAAAGTTGATTACGCCCAAGTGACTATGGATTTTAATGATCGTTGGGTGGTCATGGTTAGCGATGAGCAAGGCCGTGAGTATTCGAGGTCAGACGTTAACTTCATTGAGCATGATAATGCTGTAGCGTTTAGGGATCGGATAACAGAACGTGGCTACCTCAACGCAGAGCTTTGGGATTGTCGCATCCCTTACGGCACTGAGGCTTGGCTCTCAGATGGCATGGAGCAACGCACAATTGAGGATGAGCGTCACGGTTTCATATAACCGTTCAAAATAATCAGAGAGGAGAAGACAATGACACAGCAAGAGTTGGCTAGAAAAGTAAAAGAATATGCAGCCATAAATTATGAAACGCATGGATGGGATATCATTGTGGAATGTTACAACGAGGCAATGATCCTTGCCATGCTAGAAGAGGCAAACATTATGACCCTTCACGCTGCAATAAAAACAGTCAGAGATGTCGCTAAGATGCGAGATGAAAGACGATCAGAAATTCAATCAACAGGAGAATGGTAAATCATGAGACCATGAGTGCAGCCTCTAGGGGCTGTAGTCGCGGCATCATGCCGATAACAGAAACTTGTCAGCCAAAAAGGATGAACAGATGACAAATTCAAAAACTTTTACCGTATCCGATACCGCAATCAACAACGTCTACAACGCGGAGCAAGAGATCGCCTCTCTCAAGGGTGTAAACAAAGAAAACAATGCCGCTGCTAACAGCGCAAAAATGGGAGCTTATGGCGAGGTTATCGCTGCCATCGCTCAGGTCAAACTAGTCAAGGGCAACCTACCACGCGCCAACTCTAAGATCCTCAAAGGCTCATTAGTTGAACAGGCAGGTGTAAAAGAGGCTACTGCCAAACGCTACCTTGAAAATTCTGTAGGTGCTATCGTATTGCTCAAGGATCATTTTGGTGAAATACCAACCCAGTACACACCTGATGCTATCGTCAAGGATCTTGCAACGCTAGAGATCGACAGCGAGAACAAGCTTGCCAAAGCGGTCAAAGGTGAGAGCGACAAATCAAAAGCGCAGCGCCTCGCAGAGCAAGTGGTCGGCAAGTTCTCAAACAAAAAAGATGAGAACGGCAAGAGAGTGCAAGGTGATGTATTCAAAGATGGCCTGACTGATGAAGAGCTTGATGAG